GTCGGCGCTGCGCCAGTTCCAGGGTGTGCACCCACAGGGCAGCAAGTACCACACCGACGCCTACCGCTCCCGCAGCCGGCTGTTCCGGCCCAAGACCCGCACCAGCGTGCGAAAGAACGAGGCGGTGGCCAGCGAGGCCTTTTTCAGCACCAACGACGTGGTGGACATCAGCGCCGAGGACGAGGACAACCCCATCCAGCGCGCCAGTGCCGCAGTCAAGAACAGCCTGATGAACTACCGGCTGCGCAAGTCCATCCCGTGGTTCCAGATCCTGATGGGCGCCTACCAGGACGCGCAGGTCACCGGCACATGCGTGAGCTACCAGTATTGGATGTACAACGCCAAAAAAGGCATCGACAAGCCATGCATCGACCTGCGGCCACTGGAAAACATCCGCATCGACCCGGGCGCCGACTGGACTGACCCGATCAACTCCAGCCCGTACATCATCGACATGCTGCCCATGCGGGTGATGGATGTCCGCGCCAGGATGAGGAACCCGGACCCAACCACCGGGCAGCCGCGCTGGGCCACATTGACCGATGGCGAAATCCTGTCCGCGCAGCAGTCCTACAGCGACACCACGCGCCAGACCCGGGAGCGCAACCGCACTGACAGCAAGGACCAGAGCGGCCAGATCAACGAGTTCGCCATCGTGTGGGTGCACCGCGTCATCATGGACATCGACGGCGATGACGTGGTCTATTACACCTTGGGCACCCATGCGCTCCTGTCCAAGCCCATCCCGATCAAGCAGGCCTACTGGCACGGCAAGCGCCCCTATGTGATGGGCTGCTGCGTCATCGAAACCCACAAAATTTACCCCGACGGCCCGGTGGGGATCTCCAAGGATGTCCAGGCTGAGATCAACGAGGTCACGAACCAGCGAATTGACAATGTCAAATTCGCCATGAACAAGCGGTACTTCGTGCGCCGCAACCAGCAGGTGGACATCCGCTCGATCACCCGCAACGTGCCAGGTTCGGTCACCATGATGAACGACCCCGACAAGGACGTGAAGATCCAAGAGACGCAGGACGTGACCGGGAGCGCCTACCAGGAGCAGGATCGGCTGAACCTGGACTTCGACGACGTCACCGGCAGCTTTAGCCAGTCCAGCGTCAACAGCAACCGCAAGCTCAACGAGACGGTGGGTGGCCTGAAGCTGCTCACCAACGACGCCAACCAGATGGGCGCCTACCAGCTAAAGACCTTCGTGGAGACGTGGGTCGAGCCGGTGCTTACCCAGCTGCTGCTGCTTGAGCAGCACTACGAGACGGACGCCCTGGCCCTGCAGCTGGCCAGCAAGGAAGCCGCCAAGCTCATGGAACTGAAAGCCGGCCAGATGATCGGCGAAGAGCTTATGGAGGAACTGCTGGACGCCGAGGTCACGCTGACCGTAAACGTGGGCATTGGCGCCACCAACCCGCAGGACAAGATCAATTCGTTCATGAAGTCCATGACCAACCTGCGCGAACTGCTGGCCGATGGCGTGCTTGAGCGGTACAACTTGGACGTCTCCGAGGTCATCAAGGAGCTGTTCGGCAAGCTGGGCTACAAGAACGGCAGCCGGTTCTTCAAGAGCGAGGATGGCCTGTCGCCGATGGAGAATGCGATGCGCGCGACCATTCAGGAGCTGCAGTCCAAGCTGGCGCAAAAGGTCGACCCGGCGCTGGTGGACGCGCAGGTGCGCAAGCTGGACGTCGAGATAGAGAAACTGGGCGCGCAGATCCCCGGCGAGGTTGCCAAGACCTTCAAGGTCAACATGGAGGCATTCTTTGCCACGCTGCAGGGCGCTCAGATGCTGGCCACGGTGCCTCAGCTGGCGCCAACGGCCGACCGCCTGGCGCAGGCCTCCGGCTACCAGAACCCCAACCCGCCGGGCGTCGATCCCAACCTTGACCCGGGCCTGCCATCCCCGGAGCTCGTACAGGGCGCCGTGACCAACAAGCGCACCGGCATTGAGTTCACGCCAGGTGGCGCGGTGGCCGGCGACACCAGTCCCATGACACCCATCAGCCCGCAGAGCGCCGCCGAGGGCGCAAACCAAGGCATTGAGACTGCGCGGGCCGACTGATGGGCACCGAGAACCCGCAGGCAGACGGCGGATCTGCTATCCGCGACCTGTTCAAGACCGTTGAGCTGGGCCTGGACGCCCGGCAGTTTCTGGAGTCCCGGCTCGGCAACTACGTGGCACAGCGCGCCATGGACGAGATGTACGCCGCCACCCAGCTGCTGGCCGACATCGACCCGTTCGACCACAAGGCGATCGTGCAGGCCCAAATGTCCCACAAGGTAGCCTCAGCCGCACTGTCCTGGCTTGCGCAGGCCGTGGAAGCCGGCACGCAGGCTGAATCCACGCTGATGTCGATGGACAACAGCGACTGATCACCCACTTCATCAACCACCACCAGGAGCAATCATGCCCAGCGACACCGAAGACAACGAGACGACGACATCGGCCTACGTGCCCAGCCAGCAGGAAATAGAGAACCACCCGCGCATGCTGGCCATGGCCGCCATCCGCGTGAAGCGCGAAGACGACGATGAACCCGGCAGCACCGGTGGCGCAGACGACCAGCTGGCCCTGCAGACCGAACAGGCTCCGCGCTTGCTCACAGACGGCCTGGACAAGACCATGGTGCGCGTCAAGGTCGACGGTGTCGAGCAGGACATCCCCGTGGCTGATGTGGTGCGCAGCTACCAGAAGGATGCAGCCGCCCAGGCCCGGCTCAACGAGGCGACCCGGGTGCTCGAGGAGGCCCGGCGCACCGCAGCCGCTACAGCAAAACCCCCGGCTCGCGTTGAACAGGAAGACGACGCCGGTGACACTCCATCCGCAACTAAGCCGGAAACGGTAAAGGAGTTCGTGGAGGCCCTGTTTGAGGGCGACACGGACAAGGCGGTAGAGGCGTTTGCCAAGCTCGGTCTGAACACAGGACGCTCCAGCGGAGCCACCCTGAACCTGGAGCAAGTGCAGGCGCAACTGACGCCAGCGATCAAGCAGCAACTGATTGACGACAGTGCTCTGGAGAGGTTCGAAAAGGCAAACGCCGATCTGGCGGCCGACCCACACCTCGTGAGCGTGACGAACGGCTTCATCCAAGAAGCGGTGAACGGGGGAACCTCGTACGCCGACGCACTGGAAGCCGGAGCGAAGCGCACACGGGACTGGTTGGCCTCCATTGGAGCAGCGAAGCCGGCCCCTGAACCTGCCCCAAGTGCTCACCAACCATCAAAGCTGGAGCGCAAGGCACGCATCGATGAGGTGCAGGCCTTGAACAGGACTGCGAACACCACGCAGGACGCGCCGGCCTCGACATCCTCTGTGATTGCCGAGATGAAGAAGGCGCGCGGCCAGGGCTGAAACCCCTCTCCGGCGTGGTGGCCGTAGTCCCCAACCTTGTTTTTTGGGGAATACATCATGGCAACAGGTCAAATTTGGGTCACCAACTCGCTGGGCGGGTTCATGTATTCGGACAACCTTTCGAAGGTTCTCCGGATGGCAGTCCAGCCCATGGTCAAGTTCCGCCAGTTCGCGGACATCAAGGACGCCGCCCTTCAGGAGAAAAAGAAGGGTGACGCATTCCACTGGGACGTCTTCTCCGACGTGGCAACCCGCGGTACCAACCTGACGGAAACCACAACGATGCCCGAGACGAACTTCACCGTCACGCAGGGCACCATGACGATCACCGAATATGGCAACAGCGTGCCATACACCGGCAAGCTGGACGACCTGTCGGCTCTCCCGGTCAAGGAGATCATCAACAAGGTGCTGAAGAACGACGCGAAGAAAGTCTTCGACATCGCCGCCTGGCGCCAGTTCAACGCAGCCCCGCTGCGCGTGGTGCCGGCGTCTTCGGGTACCTCCACCGACGCGATCACGCTGACCACCAACGGCACGGCCACTGGCACCAACAACATCGCCATGCTGACCGGGCACGTCAAGGCCATCATCGACATGATGAAGGAGCGCAACATCCCGCCGTACATGGGGGATGACTACATGGCCCTGAGCCACCCGTCGACCTATCGGGGCTTCAAGAACCAGCTTGAAACCCTGAAACAGTACACGGAGACGGGTTTCTCGATGATCATGAACGGCGAGATCGGCCGGTACGAGAACTGCCGGTTTGTCGAGCAGACGAACATCCCCAAGGGCGGGGCCGCTGACAGCGCGACCTTCAACCCGCAGACCGACACGGCGGATGCGTGGAACAACGGCCAGTCCAGCTGGTGCTTCTTCTTTGGTGATGACACGGTGGCCGAGGGCATCGTGATCCCCGAGGAAATGCGCGGCAAGATCCCCACCGACTTCGGTCGCAGCCGCGGCATTGCCTGGTACTACCTGGGCGGCTTTGGCCTGGTGCACACCCTGGGCAACAACAACGCCCGCATCGTGAAGTGGGACTCGGCCGTCTGATGGCCCATGCTGCCCCGGCCGCAAGCCGGGGTGGCGATTGCTTCCAAACCTCATCATTCCCAAGGAGCCCATCATGGCCTACGATTCACCCGACCACACAGTTCGTCGCGAACATTCCTTACTGACCGTTGCAGGCGCCACCACCGAGAGCGGCCGGATGGTCAGCTTCCAGAAGATGCGCCTGAAGCGCGCCCACGCCCAGGTGGTCACCGCCGGGACGGCCACAACCCACGCGCTGACCATCCGCAACGGCACCACGTCCATCGGCTCGATCGCCTTGAGCACGTTGACCGCCAACTCGAACGTATCTTCGGCGGTGCTGAATGCTACTTTTGAGTCAATGCAGCGCCTCAACGTGCTTTCTGGCGCTGACGCAACCGGCGTCGCCCTGGTCACCTACGAGTACGAGGTGCTCCCGGACGCCGTGTCAACGGCCTGATACCCCCACGCTGCGTTGCACCCCCAAAAAGCCGGGCCTACCATGGGCCTGGCTTTTTTCATTTCAACCACAGGAGTGCATCATGGACGGCAAGAATATGGGCAACAAAAAGGGCGGCGGCGGCATGTACACGCCCAGCGGCGAACTGCAAGGCGACACCAAGAGCATGCCCGACAAGGGCACGCGCACCGGGGTCACCGACACCTACGGCTGCGATCTGAGCCAGGAATCCTGCGGCCGCATGGGCAGCATGGGCGGTGCGGCAAAGAGCGACGGCATGGAGGCTGCGTAAGCATCATGGGCGCCACACTTGATCTGACCAGGCCCTACGGCACCGTCCATGGCGGCGGCTATGCTGCCGCATTTGAGCAGGACGGCAAGGAGTTCGACGCATCCGGCAAGGAGATCGTGCGCGCAGCGGTCAAAGCGAAAGCCGCGTCGGCACCGAGCGCCAACGCTGACGCCGGAACCCCGTCTCCGGTCACCAAGGATGCGCAGGGCAACCTGTTCCGCGACGGCGAGATCCTTGACACCGACGACATGACGGTCGAAACCCTGCATGTGCTGGCCAAGGACATGGGGCTGCGTCTGCACCCGCAGACGGGCAAGGCCAAAGTGCTGGCAGCCATCATCGAGGCCGCAGGGCCCGTTGATCAGTTGGCCACCCAGCTGGACAACTGAGTCGTGGTTTGGCGCCTGGAAGACCCGCAGGGGGGTGAATCCCTGAAGGTGCGCTGGGACGTGGTGCCCTATATCCGGGGCAAGGGCATCGACATCGGCTGCGGGCCGACCAAGGTGCTCCCCCACGCGATCGGCATCGACAGCCTCAAGGACACGGAGTTGTTCGGCGTCGAGATGAAGCCGGATTTGGTGTGCGAGGATGCCTGCAAGCTGGCCATCCCCGACGCGGATCTGGACTTCGTGTTCTCCAGCCACTTGCTCGAGCACATCGACTACTGGGAAGGCGCGCTGCGGGAGTGGTGGCGCGTGCTCAAGGTGGGCGGGTATCTGGTGCTGTACCTGCCGCACCGCGACCTGTACCCCAATGTCGGACAGCCGGGCGCCAACCCCGACCACAAGCGCGACTTCGTGCCCAACGACATCCTGGCTGCCATGATCGATGTGGCCAGCAACAGCGAGACTGGCTACGACA